CACACTAAGCCAAGTTGAGCGCAATATGCCTTCGAGGCGGAATAATCATAGTTTAAGCCCATAATTTACCCCAGTAAAGACTGCTTGGCAGTCGTCGGCGCACTCAAATCACCCTGCCCACCCGTCGGATTCGTCCCACTCGCCGCAGCCGCCGCAGCCGCACGACTCCGCGCATTGCCCGCACTCGTCGCACTCTGAGCATCCGCTACCGTTGGAGGAGCCGCAGCCGGAGGAGCCGCAGGAACATCAGGCATCGAAGGCCCGCCACCCATTAAAAAACCCATCTCAAAACCTCATATATGGGGTTATACCGCCAAAAGAATACCACGCCTAGAGCAAGTTCGCAATCACTTGTTCTAAGTCACTTACACGATCATGCAAGCTGCTCACCGCATCTAGCATCTTCGCATTAAACTGATTCTGAGCATGGACAAACTTTTGCATCGCATAGGCCATCTCCGCCAATTCCTTGTTATGGGGAATGGGAAAGTCAATCACACTGGCCATCATGGAAACCCATGCGGTGTGCGCAGTGCAATACACCAGTCAATGGCCTTAATCAGATACTTCCAAAAGAGCTTAATGCAGCGCATAATCATAAAATATCTCCACTTTATACCCATAAGCCGCAAACTGGTTAGCATCATACGCAAAACGCTCACGGGCAATGTTTGAACAGGTAACATCCGGCGTAAATAACGAGCGATACCGCGTATTATTCACCACCAAGAGCGACTCATACTGCCCATACTCATTCAATCCGCAATCCTCAAATAAGGCATCAATCAACTCACTCGTCGCATTGTCAAATACACGGAGCTGCAAGCCTAATGTGCTGTTACTCTTTGCCATAACGCTTCTCAATCCTTGACTTCTTGGCCTGCTTATTGGCAGTGGCAATAGCCTCGCCCTCAGGAACGCCAGCCTTTACCATGGCAGTGGCCTGAGCCGCAGCCTTACTTGCCGACTTTCCTTTTAGGCTTTTGTTGTGCTTTTTTGCAAAGCTTTTTGCTGTCCATGGCATGAGTCACCCCTTTCGTTGGTGGTTGAATATGCTCCAACATGGCAAACCGTGCGAGTAATACCGAAACCTTGGCCTCAAGCACCAAAAGGCGTTTATTGGTTTTTCCAAACATGGCTAAAACCCCTGCACTTTGCAACCATACATATTGCACACCTTGCGCGGCTGATTGTCTCGCTCTTGCTGCAAGCGTCTGGCACGTTGCTCATCCGCCTGTCGTTGGTAACTCTGCTGTTGTTGCTGGAAATAATTATGCTGCGTCTGGTTGACGTTATCCTGCCGCTGCGCATAAGGTGATGCACCGCCGCCAGGCTGTACCGTCGGATAGCCCATATATTGCGCCTGTGCCGCTACCGAAAAAGCGGTTGCGATAATTGCTAAAAAGCATATTTTAGAAGTAGCCATGGTGATTTCCCTTCTCATTGTGGTTAGGCGTCGGGTCGCAGAAGCTAAAGACTTCTCCCCGCGCCGCCCTAATCTATCAATTGTTGCGGATATAGTCAAGGCTCAAAGGGTCATAACTGTTTTGATGCTGGCTACCACCGCCCCCAATATCCCCGCGCACATGGTCAAGGGAAAGGGAGTCGTATTGGAAACGATGATTCACCCCCGACCTACTGCGCATAACCTGCGTATGGTCACTAGCAACCACCGGATATGCAAAGGTAAGGGCAAGCGCATCCGCCTTGTCAGGGCTAGCTAACCCGCGCTTTTTCATATCCTGCTTGCGCTCTAGCTGGATTGCATCCCGCCCCTTAAGCATGGAATAACCATATTCGACTGCGCATAACTCACTGGCTAGGTCAGGGTCATTGGGGATAGCCCCGCCTTTCAGCCAGTCTTTCATATAACCCCACATTTCAGCCCGCTTGTTCGCATATTGCACCGCACCCTCTTTCGTATCGCTCGACCTATCCGCCGAGGAGCCGAATTGTACCTCGATCACAGGCTGGCGTAACATACGCAGGCGATCAATCACACCGCCGCCCACACCGCCGCCATCCACAAAGATAACATCCGGCTTGTGTTCCCTCGCCATATCCACAATACGCGCAGCCACCGACATCGTATCAGCACCGCGCATAGTTACCCACGGAACGCTGGACGCATCACGGCCACGCCGTAAGCAAATTACTGTTTCATCATCGCCAAAACGGGCAACATCCACGCCCATCACACAAGGGTCATGCAGGCTTGCTTCCGGCATACGCTGCCTTGCATCCTCCACAATATCGGAAGGGATAAACTGCATTGTCCCGGCGCGCGGAAACTCGCCTTTAACACGAACCCGCACAAAGTCGGAATCCTCGCCGTAATCCTGCACCCATTGCTCAATCTGCTTTTTGTTCGTAATCTTTACCGTTCGGCTATCCACCTGGCGCGTAATCCACCGATGCTTAAACTTGCCGAAGCACTCACGAAAGCGCCCGGTGTTTCGCGTGGGGTTTCCAAAAGCAAACCACATAGGCTCCCCGTCCGTCATACCACCTTCTGCAACATCCCATATGACATCCGGAACCGCACTGGCCTCGTCAAACAGGAAAAAAGGCGTTGAACCCGCCGCATGTAAACCAGCAAAACTTTCTGAATTTTCTTCTTTGCACGTTTGCGCATCACAACGCCACGTTTCCGGGTAGAGTTTGTGGTATATTCGCAAGCTTCCCTTGCCGCTGTTTAGCTCGAACCAGTCGCCAGTTCTGCACAACTTTTTCCACTTGGCAAGCTCTGCCCATGTTTTGCTCTCAAGCTGCGCACTGGTGTTTGCGGTCACGACACCCTTACAATTCTTTCGCGTAGACATCACCCACAAGATAATCCACGCAGTCATGCAGCTTTTACCGATACCATGGCCGCTAGATACCGCATAACGCAGAGCATCAACCGCATTCACACCATCAAACTTGTGATTTTTAACTTGCTCGCCAATGTCTTTCAAATAGGCCGTCGCCCAGTCATCCGGGCCTTTAAACCCCGCTAATTGCCCATAATCCCAATCAAAAGCCCATATTACAAAGCCATAGGGATCATCAAAGAACTGGCCAACTTCCTCAGCCAATGAGGCAAATTTAATCATTGCCCGGCGTTTTCACCACCGCAAGCCGCGCGCGAGCACGGTTTAAAGCGTCCGTGTCATCTTTAATATTCATGTCAATTGTCTGTTTATCACTATAGCGCGGCGATTCCTTGCCAGCTTGCCACTTTTCAACATCAATTAACACCCTAGCCACGTCTGAGGTGATTTTGCCAGAAACCAATTGCGTTTTGTAACCTTCAAGCCGTTCAAACCTAGCGTCAGCTCTTAGAACCCGGGCGCGCTCGTATTCTGTCGCGAAATTTGCATTTTCCCGCATCCACCGATAAACATCCCGATGGTTTGGAATATGCTCATCTTTGCAAATATTCGTAATCACTTCACCCTCGGAAACCCGCAGGATAATTTCTTGTGCAATGTCTGGGGAATAGTCAACCATAGTTTAAATCCATTCTAACCCCCATTCTAGCCACTTTCCCCCTTCCCCGCAAGCACTTTCTTTCTTTCCCCCTTTCCACACTCTAACCACCGTTTAAAACGGTTTCTAAACCTCCACTCTGCCAAAAAGATAAAGTCCAAAACCCGCCTTTATCTCTAACCCATTGAAAACTAACGCTTTGTAGATAAAGTCCGAGATAAAGGAAGATAAAGTATTTGCCCTTTCCCTTTATCTTTTTCGCGTAACACATTGATTTAATTCACGAATTCGACCTGAAAAAAGATAAAGGGATAAAGTCCGCCATTTTCAGGTTCCAAAAAACGCCACCCCCCCCCAATGATTAACACACCTACTAACAAAAATTAACACGTTTGCCTTTAGACCTAGATAATAATAAGGCTTCCGCTCTCTATATACTACTATACTACTACTTACTACTACTACTTACTACTTACATACTTTATCTACTTTATCTATTTTTAACCTTATAACCAATTCATTTTATTCAATAATTTGGCAAAAAGATAAAGTCCGAGATAAAGTCCATTAACTAGATAAAGTCTGGACCTTATCTCTATTTTGCATCTTTTTAGCATTATTTTGAAATTGCCTATTGACTATGCCTTACACTTATGTAAGGATAAGGAATCGCGGAAATATTAGGTTACTTGGTTAGCATATAGGGGATATGGTCGAGATAAAGGATATAAAGTTTAGACGTTATCT